CCCCGGCTGTGCGTTCTGGCGCATGTTGTTAGTAGGTAGGTTAGAGCATTTACTAACGGCTGGGGGCTTTTTCTTTCACCCCCGGAAGGTCTGGTTACTGGTTATTCTTCTTTCTTTTCTTCTTGTACACTAACCAAGCAATAATACAAGATATAATAAGCAGAGCAGTTCCCACTCCGGCCCATCCGAGCTGTTTTAATATGTTTGATTCATCCTTTTGTTTACTAGCTTCCAAATGAACGTTTTCCTTTTGCTGGGCAAACGTCGATTCATCGGAAATCGAATTTTCTTTATTATCAATATTCTCCTGTCGGTTATAGTCTGAATTCTTATTAGTTCCCGTCCACTTCTCCGACTTAATAGGAGGTTTACCGGTGACCGGGTCAACCGGTTTATCAGTATCATAATTCACTTCATAGGATTCAACCGATTCAGTAGCTTTATCCGATTCGATTATTTCTATTTTCTTATCGGAAGAAGCAGAATCTTTCTTATGGCTTTCAGTTGCAAGATCGGTAGAAATATCCTGTTTCATATTCGAACGGTGACTGCCGCAGGATATAAACCATATTGCTGACGTCAGCAATATGATAATGTAGATTAATCGATTCATGGTCGGATAACTGTATTGCGCAAGAAGTTGGAGAATTCACTTCGTACATCAAAACAGGGGCACGCCTTAATATATTCTGTCGGTTCTATCTCTCCGCTTCCGTCCAGATCGGGGGAAGTATCACGATGTCCGAGAACCTCGATTATCTCATATTCTTTGCAGAGTTTAGCAACCAACTCGCGCAAAGCCACTTTTTGAGCGATCGTTCTTGTGTCTGTGGGCTTTCCGTTTGCATCCAAGCCACCTATGTAGCAAATACCAACACTATGTTTATTATACGAAGATTCGCTAAAACCCTTCGTATTACAATGCGCTCCGTCAACCACTAAAGATCTCCCTTTTTCTACCGTCCCATCAATCCGGATAACATAGTTATATCCGATCTGGTTAAATCCGCGCGCCCGGTGCATACGATCAATATCTTTTGCGGTTAAATCCTGCCCGGCGCGCGTAGCCGAGCAATGGATGATAATTGCATCAATAGTCTTCATTTCTTCTCCTCCTTCTTAGTTAATGGACCAACTTTAATCAAATTGACATGGCAAATGACAGCTATCATAATCACTGTTCCTAGCCAATGCCAAAAGTCTTGGAAAATAAACCCCATGACTTCAATCATTTAGCACCTCCTTTTTGCAGATAGTTCGTTAAATAGGGAATGTTCTTTATAAACTCAACGCTTAATACATAATGCAGGAAAGCTACTACCTTGTAACCATTGCTAGAGTTGGGTAGAATTTCTTTGATATTCCTTAGAATGTTCACCCCGTAGAAATAGAAAACGCTATACGTAATAAATGAAACACATTGTAGCGCACCTTCCGGATTTCCTTTGTGTTCACCAATAAAGTAGATACAGCTAACCAAGGTAAAGAAAATAGTTGCTTCTACGATACACCTCCAAGCCTTTTTAAAAGAAAAACTCTCATGATTGATAAGGAGTGCAGTAAGTAGCCCGCAAATGAAATTGAGGGCAAATACAGCAATAAGACTTTTGATCTCCCCAGAAATAGGATTGAGATAAGCAGCTATGCCGGTAACCAATCCAATAAGTAAGTTTTTGAAATAATCCATATCATTTTTATCTAAAATATTAATACTTTATTTTAATACCTCGCTACAATCATCAATAGCTGTCTGAAATACTTGTTTCACTTCGCCAGAGGTTAGTCCATGATCCTCATGTAGCGAGAATCCGGTTACTCCATTTCGCGAAATATTGAAGAAGCCGACAGTCGTTTCATCTTTGACAATCTCGGCAGTAATATCTTTCACCGCTTCGGTACCACGGGTTGATATTCTGTATTTAACTCTGATAGTGTCTGTAACCTTAGTTGTTGCAGTACTGTTAGTTGCTGTGATGTTCATTCCTTGTTTCCTCCTTCTATTAAATCATAAATTTGTCCGTATGCGCCAGATACAAAGAAATCTGCACAAATTTCCTTCAATAAGGTTGCATCTTCTGTCTCTATATCAAGTACACCACGATTGTTAATAATCTGTTGTAACATTTTATACGCACGCAACTTTTTCGACATATCCAAACCCTGTTGAGGGTTAGAACCTGCTGCATACAATGCCTCTGAAACCATATCACGGAGATACTGCTTTACCTCTTTACCGTTGACTACTTTAATAGCTTCATTGCCTTTAAAATCGAGTAAAGGCCTGTTTAAATTGATTTTCATAATTATTTATATATTAAGCGATTGATACCAATAACCCTTTTCTGAATTTCATATTACTACCAAAATCGAAATCAATACCTTGGTAATAGTTAATCCCACCATTTCCATCCCTAGATGTAATACAGCCAAAATTATCAGCTAAGCACAATTCACTTGACAATGTTCCTTTCACGTAAACACCTCCATCAAAGAAGCCGGCATACGTTGTATTTGCCTGTGGATAGCTTCTGTCTGATGCATTAAGATTCCTGGAGGCATAAATACAAGCTCCACCAGAGTTTGAACCGATAGCAGCGACCCCAAAACGTCCATCTGTTTCTGCATTGAAAGTGACATTAACAACTCCTTCTTTTGATGTTCCGGAGCCTAATTTCAAACTGCGAGATGTTCCACCGAAGTACCCTGAACGTGTCCAAACAAGACGACCATTTTCGATAGTAAAACCACCTATGAACCCGGAATCTGCGTCAAGATGTCTAACTTTAATTAGACCAGTATTCAACGTATCTCCATCAATGATTGTACTGCCTAAATGCTCGATACCAACTGAATTTAATTCAGCCAAAGCACCCAGCTTATCGCTATCTGCTTTACCATTAATAGTTGCTTGCAGTTCGCTATTTAGTGATGAAATTGTTACGACACCTTGTAGGTTAATTTTAGATGAATGAATCGTAGTCTCTCCGGCCGCCTGGTTGATATAAGATATAAGCGTATTGCCACTTTCTAGCTCTTTAGAAGCATAAATTTTATTTCCATCGGCCGTGGTAATCCATCCGGCAGTATCTATCCTCTGCGTTAAGCTATCGACCCGCGTCACCTGTGCGGAGATTTGAGTATTGAGTACTTTCAAATCGGCTGTACACTCATCGGAATAGCTTTTCAGTTTGTCTTGTATGGCTTTGTTTGCTCCTTCAACGGCTGTATTGAAACTAGCTAAAACAGAGTTGAATAAAGCGAACTTATCATCTACATTCTTTTTTTCCTCAACAGTTGTTTGACCGTCTGCAATAGCTATATTGATTGCAGCTATAAGATTATCAATAGCA